CTTTGAGAGAAGGTGAGAATAATCTATACCGTAAAATTTTATTAATTATTAAAAAAGTAGATACCTATGGATCCAGAAAATAATAACGAAGGCCAACCAGCTGATACATCTGTTGATGTTTCAACTGCCCCAGAAGATAATTCATCTGAGGGAGAAACTAATAAGACAACACCTGAAACTTTACTAGCAGGTAAATATAAATCTGTTGAAGATTTAGAAAAAGGTTATCGTGAAAGCACCAAATATAGTAGGGAGTTAAATGATAAAGTAAAAACTTTAGAAGGAGCAGTACCTACAGCCCCAGAAGAATATGAGTTTAACTTTAAAGAGATTGAAGGTTTAGAAGATGTTGAGATCAAAGCTGATGATCCGGATATGAAAGCTATGCTTCCAGTTTTTAAAGAACTTAACCTTACTAATGACCAAGCAAATAGATTAGTCCAGGCTCACTTACAAAGCATGGCTTCTTTATCAGAAACACCTGAGCAGATAAAAGAAAGTTTAGGTTCCGAGGGAGATACTATAGTTACTAAATTGCAAGATTTTACTAATGGATTACCTCTAGCTGATCAGCAAATTATGCAAGCTCTTTCTGATACGTCAGCCGGGGTGGATTTTTTGTATAGGCACCTTATTGGTGGGGAATTACCAACTCCGGGATTAAGTGAGGGTGGAAGCACATCTGTAAGTTCAACTGAATTGTTTAAAACCGCTTCAGACTTTAAAACCGCTAGATCTGCTTCTATTGGGTTTAATGCGAGTGAGCAAAAAGAATATTCTAGGTTAATGCGGACTGCTATTATAGCTGAGGAAAACGAAAAAAAGTCTAAAAAATAATTGACTCTTTAGATTTCAATATATAGTCTTGAAATCTAAAGCAGAATTCAGACCTACCTTTTATAGAAATATATTAGCCTCTGTTTTTGTGTGGTATTGGCGTAAAACCTTACTTAGCGCAAGATTTAGGCCCCCTACAGGATAACCCTTATCGACTCAAGATAATAGTTTTAATAGTAGTAATAATATAAATTTATATAATCATGACAAATAACATTTTAGACAATCTAGAAGTCAAAGAATTTGAAAAGGAAGTGCATAACGCATACCAGGCCGAAGGAAACTCTCTAGCTCCTTGTACTAGATACAGACGTATTGCAGGTAACAAGACTCAATTTCCAATCTTAGGAATATTAGGTGCATCCGAAAGGACCATTGGTACTCCGGTAGTTGCTACTAACCAAGCAGCAAGTTCTGTTGTAATTGAAACTACTAAATATTCTGTAGCTCAATGGAGTGATATTTTCTTACAAGGCGAAGTTAATTTTGATGCTAAACAAGAAAGTGCAAAAGCTGTTGCTTTAGCTGCTGGTCGTAAAGTCGATCAAATAGTTATTGATGCTTTGGAACTTCTTGACGGTTCTTACACTAATACTGTAGGGGTTGCCGTTGGGGGTTCTAACACAAACTTGAATGTTGCTAAACTAGCAAAAGCAGCCGGTCAATTGGACATTAATAGTGTTCCAGATACTGATCGTATAGGTGTTATTCACACTAACTCTCATAACGCTTTAACTCAAGAAACTACTGTAGCTTCTTCGGATTACAATAGTAACAGAGTTCTTAAAGACGGTAAAATCGCAGGTTATTACGGTTTTGACTTTAAGAAGTTTGGTAACTTAGGTGAAGAAAATGGTTTAGCTTTAGCTTCTAATATACGTAATAACTTCTTTTTCCATAAATCTTCTATCGGTTTAGTTATGGGGATGGAGATTGACGTACAGATTGAGTATCACCAAGATTATGGCGCTCATTTAGTTACTGCTTTTTTCTCTGCCGGATCTAAAGTAATTGACGAGTTAGGTATTTCTTTTGTGGATACTTACGAAGCATAATTAATTAACATTTAAATATAAAATATCATGGCTTTTAATAAAAATAAATTAATCTTGACATCCCAACATGGGGTGCCAAGCGCACCAAAAACTTGGTTGTACGTTTCTGCGGATACTCTTGCAGACATTAATACAGCTAATTATATGCTTTTAGCAAATGATGTATTAACAGTAAACGACATGATTACTATTGTGTCTTCTACTGGTGGAACTGCGGTTCACACAATTAATATAGTTAATGCTGTTTCTAGCTCTGCTGTTGATCTTTCAGATGGCTTAGTTATAACTGCTACTGACTCTGACTAGAGTTTTTAATTGGTATGTCGGTCAATTTCGGTTGGCCGATATGCTTAAAATATAATACGGATTATGGCTGTCACAATTACTGATATAAAAATTTGTGCTGCGGCTTTACAATTAGCAGGCGCAGAAGAAATTACCTCTTTTGAAGATGAAACTAGAGAGGCTAGGATTTGTGCATCTTTATACCCAACTATCAAAGCAGACCTTTTGCAATCTCATACATGGAGATTTTCAATAAGACAAGAAGAATTAAACCGTTTAGCCTCAACCCCGTTATTTGGATTTTCGAATGCTTATTCTTTACCTGCCGATTTCCTTAGATTAATAGGGAAAAGCAATCCTACAAGCAAACATCAACTATTTGAAAATAAAGTTTACACTGATTTGACTCCGGTATATGCCAGTATTCAGTATAATGTAGATGAGAGATTTTTTCCAGCTTATTTTGAAAAATTAATAATTCTAGAAATGGCGGTAATGCTATCTACTTCTTTATTAGAAGATGTAGATAAGTCTAGAAATTATGCAACATTAGCTAAGAGTCAAATGGTTAAAGCTAGAAATGTTGACTCTCAAAATAATACCGCAAGTATTATACCCAATGGTGCTTTTAACTTGACTAATGTTAGATATTAATGGTAAAAAAAACTACATTAAAAACAGTACAGGTAGGTTTTACCGCAGGTGAATTAGACCCGGTACTTTTAGGTCGGATAGATAAAGAACTTTACTATAAAGGTGCTTCTCTTTTACGTAACGTAGTTGCTAATCCTCAAGGGCATATTTCTCGAAGACCTGGATCAGAGTACATTGACAGCACTACTTCTAATGCGGCTTCCCAATCTATAGAATTTCAATTTAACACTATCCAAACTTACTTAATAGTGTTTACCGCAGGAGAGTTTAAGGTTTATAAAAATGATGTTTTACAAGCAACTATAACTTCTTCTCCAATTAGTGCGCTAACCGCATCTCAAGTTCAAGAGATGAAATTTGTACAATCTGCGGATACACTATTACTTTTTCATAAAGATGTTCAAACAATTAAAATAACTAGGTCTAGTCATACGGCTTGGACAGCAGTTGCCGTTACTTATGATAATATCCCGTGGTTTGCTTTCTCTGGTGTTTCAACTGTAGAGCCAGGATATACTTTAACTCTTAGCGCAGTTTCTGGAAGAGATGTAACTGCCACAGCAAGTGGGGGTACCACTTTTACTTCTGGAAGTGTTGGTCAGTATATATACGGTAAAGCTGGGGGTATTCTAAGAATCACTGGATACACTAGTAGCAGGATAGTAACTGGTCAGGTTGAGGTATCTTTTCCCGAAGCAGGATCGAGTAGCCACATAGAAATTGGTCAATGGGAATATGAAATTGGTTATGAACCCGTATGGTCAGCTTCAAGAGGGTGGCCTTCAACAGGAACTTTTCACCAAAATAGATTATGGGTGGCTAACTCTGGTCAAAGACCTCAAACTTTGTGGGGTTCTCAAGTAAGTAAATTTTTTGATTTTAACGTAGATCGGGGTAATGATGATGAGGCCATTGATGTTACTATAGATGATAACCGAGTTAATGCTATTAGAAATTTAGTTTCTGGTAGAAATCTACAGATTTACACTACAGGGGGAGAGTTTTATATCCCAACTGAAGTAGGTAATCCAATAACTCCGGCTAAGATTCTTATTGTTAAATCTACCGCCCACGGTTCTAGTAATTTACTTCCTGTTCCTGTAGGTGGAGCTACAATATTTATTGAAAATGCAGGTAAAGTTGTTCGTGAATTTATTTACAATGACTTAGAGCAAAATTATGGGGCTAAAAATATCTCATTACTATCTTCTCATTTAATAAATGATCCTGTTAGCTCCGCTGTTAGACAATCTACTTCAGATAGCCCAGCCGATTATCTATACTTAGTTAATGCGGACGGCACTATGGCAGTATTGAATATAGCTAGGGACCAGGAACTTCTAGCATGGACGTTGTGGTCAACTGACGGTTTTTATGAGGAAGTTACTGTCTTAGGGCAAGAAGTATATGCTACAGTTAAGCGTACAATAAATGGGAGTGTAGTAAGGTATATAGAAAAATTTAATAAATTACATTTTTTAGATGCTTCTGTAATTCAAACAAATGGATCTCCTACTACCGCTTGGTCAGGGTTAGGTCATTTAGAAGCCCAAGAGGTACGTGTACGTGGGGATAATTTTATTTTAGAAAATGCAACAGTATCTAGTGGTGCGATTACTAGCTCCTTAGATGTTTCCGAATTAGAAGCAGGGATTATGTTTACTGCAAGAATTAAAACGCTACCGATAGAAGCTATTTTAAATAATCAGCAATTAACCGGTGATTGGAAAAGGTTAGTATCAGCTAATTGCCGCTTGATTAATACACGTAACATTGTTATAAAATATGGAGATACTAGGTATGTCCCAGCATTTACTTTTTTTGGTTCAAATGTTTTAGACACCCCAGTTCAAACTTTTACTGGATGGAAAAAAGTATTTATATCAGGTGTTGAAAGAGATGTAGCTTTAGAAATTACACAAGATTATCCATTAGAATTAGAATTATTAGCTTTAACTGTAACTGTAAAATGAAACTAAGAGACTATAAAGGCGAAGAAGATTTTAAAGAGTTTACTAAATGGTGGGAGTTTTGGCGATGGAAGGATCGTGTAGATCCCCAAGTATTTCCTGACATTGGTTTTGTAATCGAGAAAGATGGTTTAAATCTTTGTGCTGGGTGGTTATACGTTACTAATAGTTTAGTAGCTTTTTTAGGTTTTATCGTTGCAAACCCTTATGCACCAAGGAAGGATGTAGATGAGGGGTTAGATTTTTTAATAGAATGTTTAAGCCAGCGAGCTTTAAAAGAAGGAAAGCGGTTAGTAATGACTACCGTAAACAGTCCGTCTTTAGCTAAGAGGTTAGGAAAATTAGGGTATGTTGAAAGTGGGGCAAACCTAAAACAATTTATAAGATTAAAATGGGAATAAGTGCAGCAGCATTATTTTTAATAGGAGCAAGTGTAGCTACCGCAGGTACAGCATATACTGTTAGACAGCAGAATATGACCGGTAAGCGTATGGCCACTATTCAAGGTCAACAAGCAGATGCACAAGGTAAGCAGTTAGCCCTTCAGGCTCAAGCTGAAAAAACTCAAGGCGAGGTAGAAGAGTTAGACAGGCAACGAACTTTACAGCGAATATTGTCTGCTCAAAATGCGGTGTTTGGGGCTACTGGGTTAGCTTCTACATCCGGAAGTTTTACTAATATTCAAACCGCCGATGCTGGTAGAGCCGCCGATGCTACAAGGTTAAACCAGCTTTTTGAGGATACTAGACAAGTCGGGTTTAAAAGCAGTATTAATAGTTTACACAATCAAGCTGCTATTTCCCGAAGTGCAGCTAAAATTAGTAGGAGAACAAATACCGTACGAGGGGCGACTTCAATACTCAGTATTGGGACTAACTATTTTACTGGGAAATAAAAATAATTAATATGGCTAGAAACAGAATAACTCAAAGCACTAGAAACAGTCCACTTAACCAGCCGGCTCAAGGAGTCGCTAGGTTTAATGAGGGGCCAGCTAGGGCAAAATCAGTTCCCCAAGCTGCACCGATAAGATTTACCGCAGGTGAGAATTACATGGAGCAAATGAACGCTATTGCTGATTTAGGAGTAGGTATTTTTAATGCAACCGCCAAAGTAAAAATGGCTTCTGAAGTTGCTAAGAATGCAGAGAAAGATGCGTATCTAGCCAGTATAGAATCTAGTGATATTATTGAAACTAATAGGATCTATAATGAGAATACTTTAACTGGTAATAATCCCGAAGAATTAGCTGTAAAATTGAGAGAGTACAAGGCTGGAAAGATGGCGAGTATGTCAGAAGAGATTAAGCCTCATTACTCTCAAAGTTATGATAAGCGAGCTGCGGTTTTGACCACAAGATCTCAAGATGCTTTTTTCAAGAAAACTAAAAAAGACTCTGGGGCTTCTTTAGAATCAAGCCAAGAGATAATTAAAAATGATATTTACCAAAATCCTTCTCCAAATACTGAAATAGAAACCTTACATTTTCAAGAAAAAATAGCTAAGTTTAGTGCTATTTTAAATTCAAGAGTATCCCAAGGGTTCTTAACTCCGGAGGAAGCTCTCCTAGAACAAAAAGATTTTCAAAAAGAGCTTATCGTTATTGGGTATAAATCCCAGATGGAGAATATGAATGCAGACCAGAGGGCTAACGCTATTTTAACTTTACAAAAAACTAAAACTTTACCTAATGGTATTTCTGTGGATGATAAGGCCGATATAGTAGCTAAATTAAATGCTTATGATTCAACTACGACATCTGTAGAAGATAAAGCCTTAGCCGTTAAAACAGCAGATATAGAGTTAAGTCAATCACGAGAAGCTTCTGATTTAGAGATCGGGGTGAACAGAGATGATAAAACCTATGAGGATGTCATAAGAGCTGAACAAGAAGGAACTATAACCCCAGCTAAAAAAGTTCAATTATTTAAGACACTTGATGCTAATAAAGCCGAAACTGTTAAAGAGGGGAAGTCTTTAGTTAAGGTGGCTAAAGCTCTTAGAGGGGAAGCTTTTATAGATCCTGAAAGCCCAGAGGATAAAAAAGCTGTTGATCTTACGTACACCAAAGTCCTGTCAGAAAAGATAGATGCTACTGACGATCCGGCTGCTAAAAAACAAATCATAACTAACTTTATAGCTAAGATGCGCGTTGTGCCAAAAACTTTACAAGGCGAAATGCGAGGAGTTTTTAGAGGAGATAATGTAGAAAAGAAAATTTACTACGCAGATTTAATTGGTAGAATCCAAGATACTACGCCACGTGCTTTAGATGACTTCAACGATAAAGATATTACTCAAGCCATTATGATTAATGAGATGATTGAAGCTGGAACTCCTGACGAGCAGGCTGTTGAGAAAGTTCAAAATCTTACTGAAGGGATTAATGCTGGAAGGTTAGAAATCTTAAAAGCAGATTTTAAAGAGTTAGTCGAAGGTAAAGGAACCGGAGTTACTATAAACTCTCGAAAAGTTATTGATCAAGTTAAGGATGTTTTTGGAGAAGGAGTGTTTACCTTTAACCCCTCCTCTGGGGACTCCCAATTAGGAGTAGAATCTCATGCCGTAAAAGAGTATAAAGATTTATATGAGACTTGGTTTTTAAACACCAATGGTAACGCCGACCTAGCTCGTGAGCAAGCTCAAAAAGCTATAAAAAGGAATTGGGGAGTTACTGGTGTAAATTCTAAATCCAGACAATTAACTAAATACCCTATTGAAGACCAGTACCCGGGGATGCCAGCTAAAGTGATTAAGGCCGAACTAATGGGCGATATTAAGCAGATAGAAGCTTTTAAAGATATAGACCCAGATGACGTGTTTATCCAATGGGATCCTAGGATAACCGCTAGGGAAGCAGGTAAATACCCTAGGTATAGGATCATAGCCTTTAATAAAGAGGGAGTGCTAGATCCGGTGATCTTTGAAGGGAAAGATAATTTGTGGAAACCTGACTACATAGGTTATAAAACAAAAACTGCTGCGGCTAATCTCAAAGATAATACGGACTACAGAGCTATTAGAGGACCTGCCCGGAAAGGGGGCCTTTAATTTAAAAAACTTGAACGAAAGATAATATGCCTTTTATACCAGAAGAAACAGGAATAGTGTTGCCCGACTTAACACAACAGCCCGATACTAATGTTCCGGAAATAGAAACTACTCTGGG